GTTCTTCTAATTCTTCTTCAGCTTCTGTTTCTTCTTCAGCTGCAGGTTCTTCTTCAGCTGCAGGTTCTTCTTCAGCTTCTTCTTCAGCTTGATTTATAAATTCATCAAATGCCAAAATCCTATTTGCTGATTTTTCTTCAGGCTCTGGTTCTGGTTCTTCTTCAGCTGCAGGTTCTTCTTCAGCTGCAGGTTCTTCTTCAGCTGCAGGTTCTTCTTCAGCTGCAGGTTCTTCTTCAGTTTCTTCAGCAACTTCATCTTCTTCAGATTCAGTACCAGTTTCGCCCTCTTCTTCCTTTTCACCTTCTTTATCTTCTATAGATTTAGGCTCACCTTTTTTCTTAATTTCATCTTCAATATCTTCTGCCTCATCTTCAGATACATCCTGTTTAGTAGGGAATTCCTTTAATAAAGCTTCAAGTTTTGCTAAAAGGTTTTTTTCCTTCTTAACATCTTCAATAGAATTGAATCCTAATTTTTTAACAAGTTCAGTTAATTGTTCTTCACTTATGTTTTTTGATTCTAATATAGCAGAAATGTTATTAGATATTGTTGAAAACTTTTTAATAGTATTCATTCTTTCTTTTTTTTACTTTTTTTATATATTCATTATCTTTCACAAGATATTATAATTAAAAATTTATATTTTGTACTTCAAATGGAAATTTTTCTTCTTTATATATTTTTCTTCTTTCAATTCCATGTCTATAAATATAATTTAAAGATTCATGACCATTTTTTGTATAACGTAAATCATCAATAAAATCATAAATTTTTACAATATTTTTTGATATATGTTTACGTAAACCACGACCAATTGACTGCCTAATAATTACTTCAGACTTAAATGATTCTGTAAAAAATATATTATGGATGTTTTTAATCGATATACCGGTTGAGAATGTCCCATACTCAATAGGATGCTACAATAACTACTGTAGCATCCTTATTTCTTATTTCTTTTTTAATATTATTAATTTTTGCCATTATTTATTTTTTTTATAATACAACCTACAAATAATTGATACATTTTTTTCTTAGATTGTATTGGTTTATTATTATTAATACAATTTCTTATTATATGTAATGAGATATTAGTTTTTTTGTGTAATTCGCTTAAACTATTATAAACTTCCTCTTTTTTAGATGGAAAAACTAACTTAATTTTTATGCCAGGTTTAGATTTACGATTCATCATTATATTTCTAAATTCATCAGTTTTCCATTTTTCTTTAATAGTTTTTCCTGCCTTATCTCTTTTATCCTTTCGTTTATTGACTTCATTCATTTTTATTTTAAATGTATTGCGTTCTTCTTCCGTTCGCGTTTTATACATTAATATAGCTTCAGCTGACTTTTTTTCCCTATTTTTAGGATCTTTATAATACTCTTTTAACTTTTTTGATTGTATAAATCTAGCATCATCTGTCCAAATTTCTTTCATTTTATTACAAAATTCGTTATATTCTTCTTCTGTAATATTATCCCAAAATATATTACATCTTCTAAGTTGTTCATCTGATGATAAAGATTTCATATAATTAGATCGAATCTTTATCCATTTATTATATTTTTCTTTATTTTTTTTTAATTTTATCCACCCATTTTTTGCTGCATTTGATATATTTTCATGTGTTTTATAATCAACTTCATTTATCATCCAATTTAATGGTCTTTGGTATGTTCTATTATTATATGCCTTAAATAATAACTGATGTGCTATAATATGATCTTTGTATAATAATTTAACTATATTACTTTTATCTGAAACATACTCAGGAAAAAATGCCCTTGGTAAAATATGATGTTGTTCAAAATATTGATCATTAATAAATTCGTTGTAACATGTTACTAATTCTATATACTCGTCGAGAAACTTTTCATCATCCGGTAAACCATGCTTATCTATAAATAATTGTTTAAAATTTAACATTATTCCTATTTTAATATATATTCCAGTAGAAAGAGTTATTCTTTATATTGTTTTAAAAAATCTTCATCTAAATCATCAGTAATAGATATATTACCAGCATGTTTAAATGAACCATCTATTAATTTAATATTTACATATTTTGGTACAGCTGCTTTAAAATTATCTAACTCAAATATAATATATTCTTCTTGTGTTTCTGCATCTTCCATTTTTTTCTTATAGTCTTCTCTTATATCAGCACTAACACTGCCATCAACATAATAAACTTTCTTATTAGTGATGGCCTTTAGCTTTTTAAATATTTTTTCACCATACGCAATTTTGTGAAAAAGTACTAATGAATTAGAGGTTGATTTATTAATAACTTGACAAATAAAGTTTAATCTCTTTTCATTATCATTGATAAAATTTTGTTCAAGCGAAAATAATTTTTGCCTATCATAATTTTTTTGTAATTCATAGAATGCAGTTTTTTGTTTATCTGTTGCATAATTCATATGAATTTGTAAAACTTTACATTTTGCAATATATCCTTGTTCTTGTAAATCTGCAGCTTTTACTTGAGTTACTAAAGGTCCCATTGCGGACATAAGAGATAATCTATTAACTGTACGAGGTTTAGGAATAGTACCAGATAATCCAAATCTAAAATCACAATGCCAACACTTATCCATAATTGTTTGAATACTTTGACTTTTTGCTTTGTGAGTTTCATCTACAAAAACAGCATCAAATTGTTTGAAATATTCTTCATCCTTTTTAACTAAAGATTGATATGTTCCAATAACAATATTTGAACTAGTCTTATTTTTACACCTGCATATATTTGCTGTATCTTTAATTGTAATCTACTTTTGTTATATTCTTCAAAATCTCCAGTACCTTGTACAACTAAACTCACATTAGGTACGATCATTAATATTTTTTTATAATGTAATCGTTCCATCATATATGCAATGACCATAAATGATATAAGAGTTTTACCAGCAGATGTTGCTAATTCCGCTAAACATCTTCGATATTTAAGTATTTTAAATGCTGCGTCTATTTGGTAATCTCTAGGATCATAAGGTGAAGTTTTAAAAAAGTCATTAACCCACTCAACAAATTCAGGTTCTTTTATATCAGTGTCAAATAATTGAGTTATATTATTCAGCTTAAATTCAAAGTCATATTCTTTACAAATATCGATTACTTCTTTCCATAAGCCTGCTGCAATTTTATTTCTTTTTATAAATGAAATGTTCCCATCCCATAATTTTTTCTTCACAAGGGGATGAAACCGCCACCCTTCAATTTTCTTAGTGAGGCTACTTTTTAATTGATCGTATTCAAGTTCAGTACATGAATCGATTATTAAAAACTTTTTATTTTCTGATAAGGATAGTATCATTATTGTTGTTCATCATCTAATCTAATTCTATTTCTAATAGCAAAAGCCATATTATCTAATGTTTTAATACTATCTTGATAAAAATCAATATGAGATTGTAACATATCTATTTGATGTCTAAGTGAGGAAAGATCAGCTTTTATAAATTGATGTTTTTCGCCACCTGTTAATTTAATGTCATAATCTAAAGTATAACTTCTATACTTAGCTTTATAATAATTTTCCCAAGAAGCATTTCTTTTATAAATCATACTTTTGAATTCAATGATTTTATCTAAAAGAATTTGTCTATACGATAACATATGTACTTGGCAATCGCCTAACTCATTCATATTTTTTATTTTCTGAATAAGTTTATCAATTTTAGAAACCCACGATTTTCTATCTAACAATAATCGGTTTTCTAATTCAATATTAACTTCCTTTATTTTGCTATCATCATATGCCATTAGAATATGTCTTTATTTGATTTAGTTAAATGTTTTCTTTTTTTAATTTTTACTTTAGGTTTGAATTGTTTTTTAGGTTCGTCTAATATGATATTATTAGATATAGTTCCCTCATCAATTTTTATATTTTCAAAATTGATAATTAATCTTAAACGTTTTTTACTAATGTTTAAATCATTATTAAATTCATCTAAGTTGTCATTCACGAATTCCTCGAATTTTTTTATCATATAAAAATTATATCTAAATGATTATTTGTAAAATATTTATTCACATCTTTCAAGCAGCCAATTCTATTTTTATATTCATATTCTACTAGATCATTCAAATCTTTAATTTTACGATGTGGAATATTATAATCCTTTATAAACTTCTCCCACATAAAAACATAATTGCCTTCTTTTAATTTTTCAATCATTCTACTTTTGCCTTCTTTATCATTATCAAAGAAGTATCTTACTGTTGGTATTTCATTAAAATCTAATATCTGTTTCTTAACTCCTGTTAAACCAATTGTATTTTGCATAAACATAGCATCAATAGGTCCCTCAAAGACTGTAAAGTCTCTACTAAAATCTACTGTTAAGATACCAAATAACATTGATATTTTATTTATGTTATCAATTTCCTTTTGTTCTAAATTTAATGGTTTATTAAGACGATCATATATTCTTGTCATTGACCATGTTTTATATTTAGGTCCAACACCATCTAATGATCTAGTTTGAAATCCAATTATTTTTTTATCTGGAGTAAGATTAAAAATATAAAGTTCTTTACGTCTAGGATCATATGCAAAATATTCAGTTTTATGATGAAGTAATCTACTTTTTAAATATGGATATGCTCTATAAGTAAGAGAATTAATAGGATAGATATTAAATCCTACTGATATTTCATCAAATGTTAATGCTAATTCATTTGCTTTTTCAAAAAGATAAAAATCAAGTTCTTCACCTAATGAATAGTTATTATGATTTTCTTTGATATAATTTATAATATCTACTCGTTCTGCACCTTCAAAGTTAACCTCATAATGAGCAAGGAAATTATCTAAAGATTCATGAGCAGAGCAATTATAACAATGAAAATATAAATCATTCCAATAAATATTTCCTCGTTTTTTTCTGGTATTAGTTGTGGAATCACCACAGTATGGACATGCGAAATTTAAACGTTCATCAGAATTAATTACTTGTCTTTTCTCGTGATTGGAATGATTAAGAACAAGAACTCGAATTACTTTATCAATAATTCGAGTCTTTGTATCTTTGGTTATTTGTAGTTTATCAGTAGACATTGCTTAAAGTTCTAAGCCATTAATAAATTCATCGAAATTTTCACCATCGCCACCTTCATTTGCTGGTGATTCTGATACATTTTTAGATTCATCTGCTGGTGCAGAATCAGTTTTAGGTTTAGCTTTAGCTTTAGTCTTTGGTTTAGCTTTAGGAGCTTCTTGATTAGTAAGAGTCTCAATAGATTCACCAGGTGAAACACATTGTGATAATACATTCATTACTTTACCGTGAATTTCATCAGACCATGGTTTGTATTCAAAATTTGCTAAATTTGGAGATCCTTCTAAATGTTTAACAATTTTGCCACGACCTTCATTAGAATCACTTACAGCTTCGCCGTCAATTGAAATTGCGCAACGAGTACCTTGGAATTTACATGAATCATAATTTGGAAATCCTGCTTTCTTTGAGATTACTAATTCAAAATTCTTTCCTTCAAAAGGATCGAATACTTGAGTTGGTTCATCGAATTGTGGATTTAATTCTTCATCAATTTTAGTCTTAATCTTATATCCAAATTTGAATACTTTGATTTGACCTTCGAGATCCGTGTTCTGTGGATCTTTTACAATTTGTACTAATGCATAGAATACTTCTCTACGTTTTAATCCTTCTGACATTTTCTTGTCTAATGCAGATTCTGAATTACGTAATTTGAAAAACATATCTTGTACTGCACATTTATCACCAACAGTTGAAGGTGAGTCAGCATAAAATCCATTTCCATCACGATCTTCTAGCCAATATACAAATTTACGAACAAAAGGTTTACGTGGATTTATTAGATTTGGGAGAAATCTAATTAAAGAACGATAAGTTCCGTCCTTTCCTTGATCTGGTTTTGGTGCGTATAAATCAGATTTGCCTGATCCTTCTTTATCACCTGTGTCTAAATCTTTTACACTTACATTAAAAATATCAAATTCATTTTTCTCAGCCATTTTATTGCCTTTTTTATGTTTTAAGCCTAATTTAACATTGCCGTATGATTGCCCGGGATGCCATTTAACTTTGCCAATTTAGTGCCTGTTTAAAAGATATTATTTATAATACCTTTGTATATTATATATTCATTTATGTATTTAGTTTCACGGTTTTATGAAACTTTTTATGAAATTCTCACATTATTATCTGGTAGGATTGCAACAATATCTTCTTCTCTAATACTTAAATATTTCTCATTATCAACTTCGAATTCAACACCTGCCATATCATGGAATAATACTTTAATTCCAACTATAAAATCTTCATCTTCAACTTTAGATCCAACTGAAATAATTGTACCTGCATAAGGTGGTGCATATTCACCTTCTTTTTTTGGTACATAAATACTGCCGATTTTTTCCGGTTGTACGTCTTTTTTTAAAAAAATTCTATTTCCTAGAGATTTTATCATAATATTCTGAAACAAATTTGAGTTTCTTCTATATAAAATTTAACTGTAAAAAGAAAGAAAAGTATTTAATAGCTAAATTGGGTATACAAAAGGTATTAAGTATTTTAAGGGTACTCTATGTACCCTACTATAGGTACTCTATGTACTCTACTATAGGTACTCTATGTACTCTACTATAGGTACTCTACTCAACTATATTAGATTTTAAAATAAAATAACTATCTATTAGATCTGATACAGGAGCTGGTACTTTTTCTGAATAATCCTTTCCTTGAATCCATTTCCAAAAATCAGTTTTAATTAAATTATCATCCTTTAACACATTATCTTGAAATGCTTTTGCCATGTACATCTTATTCGCATTTCCCTTTCCTGCTAATTTCTTAACATGAGTAGGTTGATGTATTGTTATATTTTCTGAGCCGTACTCTTCCAATAATTGCTTTCTTAAAAACGTATTGTATTGTACAATATCAATAAATGAATTTCCTTTTGATCCATATGAAAATCCTTCCAATGCAATTTTTATATTTGTGCCAGGACATACTGATGTTAATATTTCTATTATAAGATCAGCAATTAAAACGCCATCATCCATTTTTTCACGTTCTCTGATTGTGAATTCTTTACTTGACACTTTTCTATTATATGGGAATGCTAATATAGCACCACTATCAGATAACTCTTTATGTATCTGAAATGCTTTTGGTAATTTTTTATCATCTAATGATCTATCACCAAAATTAAAAAATGTTATAAATCTATAATTTCCCTCGTCGTCTTTAATACACACGCCCGGAGAATTTAGACTATAGTCAATTGCAATTTGTTTATTCATTAATTATATTCTTTTTCCCATAACAGCACCTAAAGCTGCGCCAACAAGGCGCGACGTCAAGAGGTCGTATAGTACTCCTTTTTCGATACCTAATACTTTTGCTATAGTTTTTCCTAAAGTTTTACCTAAAGCGAATCCACCAAGACCACCTAAAATAGAACCTAATACGCCTTCGTTAATAATTTCTTCAACGGCTTCTTCTAAAGGTACTCCATTATTATGCATTTCTAAAAGTTTTTCAACAGTATCATCGATTGACTGTTCTTGTTCTTTTGTTAATGTTGATTCGTTTAAAACATTTAAAAGTTCAGCAGAATCATTATTATTCTCTTTAAGAAATTCGTTATATGATTTCATGTTTGTATTTTAATTATATATTTAAGCCAAATTTAATGCTACATTTAATTGGTTATATGTAAAACCAAGGTCAAATGTTTGAAATTCGATTGTGTTACTAGAGAAATTAAGATCTAATGCGCTAATTTCATTCATTATCATATCCTTTAATTTTATTGTAATGAATATATTTCCTTCTGCGTCTATCATATGAATTCCTGATCCTTCAGGAATAAATGGATCTTTACCACCTAGATCATAATAATAATTAAAGATATCAATAGCCATCCAATAATTAATCCAACCATCATATGCTTGCATAGTAACAGTTAAAGTTTTTTCATATAATTCTGGGGTTGGTAGAGATGTTCTATATCTTCTAGTATTTCCAGGATTGCTATTTTGTTCAACTGGAGTAAATGATGGACCTGGTATATTTAAAGATTGAATTCCATAATTAAAGAAATCAATAGATTCTTTTATAACTCCACCTGGCATTCGTGTTAAGTATGGTTTGTATTTATCTGATACTTCCTTCGGAATAAAATTTCTAGGAAACGAAAACTTAAATTGATTATTTCTTGCGCTTAAAAACATATGTTATTTTTATAATTCTGATGTATAATCTATACCTGAACCCCTACCGCTTATATCTTCAGGTTGTGTTATTACATTAACATCTACTGTAAATTTTTCTAGATTTTTAGCAGCTTGATTATATAAAGCATCATTATTTGACCCATTCAAATTAGCAGTATTAATATTAGACTGTTGTGAAGAGTTCATAGTTTGATTTGCGAGTTCCTGTGCATCTTTAGCAGCATTAATTAAAAATTCTGCTTTTGCACTACCAACTTCTTTATTTAAAATTGAAATTTCATTTGTTATATTTTCATTAACTGATAATAACATTTGATTTGATAATGTCAGTTTATCAGTATTTGAAGTAAGCATATTAATTTCAGTATTAAGGGCTTCTATTTGTTTTTGATATGATGCTAATTCTTTAGAATATTCAACACGTAATTCATCTATTTGTGTTGTTAAACTTTCCCTAGCAGATTGATCATATGATAAAAATGTTCCAGTGTAAATAACAGATTCATCGGATTCACCATTATCATCAATCATTATTGTAGACACATAAAATACATTGTTATTTAAAGCAAGAATTTTTTTTGAATTTTCTTTAGAAACTTTAAATAAAATTTGGCCTTGTGAGATATCAATATCTTGAACTTTTGTAAAATTAGGAATTCTTATTTCATCTTCTTCACTCATGAAAGTTAGATAAATTGTTCCAACATTACTTAAATCTATTGGTGTATTTTCATTATCTCTTTCATCATATATAGTAAAAATAAAATAATCATCAAATGGTGATATCTTAATTACGCCATCACCTTGTGCTAATGGTGTTTCATTAACAGAAAGACTTTTAAATTTCTTGTAAATATTTTTCTCTATTTTAGTAAGAGGTGTATTAGTTATTATCATCAGTTTCCGATATATTTTGTATTTTAGCCGGTGATATAGCAGCTTTAATATTTATTCTATCTCTAAATGTTGTTACATATTTAGTTTTTATAACTAATTTTTCTGCTATTTGCTCAGATGTTTCGCCATTACCTTGGTCTGATCCATTATTTATGATTGTAATATTTCTACCATCATCAGCTTGTATTTGATTGTATACATTAGCAACAGTAGGAACAGTTCCTAGATTAATTTTCATCATTCGTTTTCCATATTTCTTAACATCAAATGAAGCTAATCTTGCATTTTTAATTATCTGTGTATTATCAACTCTATTGTACAATTTTAAGACATAATTTATAGCAAACGAAACTGCGATTGCACTATTTAAAATTATAGGTCTAAATAAAACAGGATTATCAAAATCATCTGTTTGTGTAAATATCTGCGAACTAGTTTGAACGAAGGTTGTTCCAATTTGCTCACTTACATTTATTTCATGAATGACCATATAATTTCCATTATTTGAATTAAGCTGAGCAATAAAATTAGAAAAAGTAGAACCTGTAACCATACCTGTAATTTCAAAATAATCACCGGATGTTGATTCTTGTACACTTGCATATAAATTATCATAAATATCTCTGTTTAAAATACTGGCTGTGTTAATTTCTTGTACATTATAAAAACTATATGCATTTTCAATAATAGTTTCATAAATTCCAGTTGCTTTAATCATGATAGGTGGAGTTGGTAAAAATCCCTTACCTTCTGTTAACCTATAGCCTAATCCATTTGAATCCGCAGAATTAAAATTATTATTCATGTAATATATTGAAGGTACTTCCCATTCTATATAAGATGCATAAAGTTTTTCACCTATTAAAAACGGGTCAGCATTAAATATAGGTGTATCAGTTTTTAAAAAATTAATACTTGCAAGATTTAATAATACAGCATCACTTCTAGGTACTAAAATTTCAAATATAATTCCATCATAATCTTCAAAATTAAAACCAGCAATAAAATGAACTTTTACTCTATCGTATTCGATATTTAGGTTAGGACTAAATGATTGTAATACTAAATCGCTATTTGTTAAATCAACATCATAATCATTATAAGGTACACCAATACTCGTATCTAAGTAGGCATATTGTGTTTTATTTATATTAATAGGTACTGCAGAGATATCTCTATAATTTCCCATAGTTGAGGCGACAGTATCTGTGTTAAATAGAAATGAGCCACCAGTATGAGTATCTCTCATAATTTCAATGGGATATGTAGATGTATTATATACATCAGGGTCTGCCTGATCAGTATAAATATATTCTATTAATATTCCATCAGATATTTGTATGTATTTTGATGATTCCATTTATTTTATTTATTTACCATTGTAAAAATCTAGGTGTATAAGATAATCCTAATCCGAGATATGGTGAGTATGGTCTTTCTATATCAAGTGTATAACCTACTCCAATTTGTAAACCTATACCTAAAGTTTTTCTATTTTTATAACTTAAATCTCGTAATCCTGATGATTTTGGATCAATTAATATTCCACTTGCACTATTAAAAGTTGTCCCAGGATAATCTGTTTTTAATTTAACAAAAACTTCTTTTGTTTTCTTGTCTCTTGATACAGTTGCACTTAACCAAATATTTTGAATAAGATTTAATGAAGCCTTACCATGAAACAATTCATTATCTTTAATTTCAAATGGAATTAATCCGTGTAATGAACGAGAGCTTTTTCCCCATACATCACTAGCTTTAAAATCAAGCGCAGAATTATATTCTCCCATAATAGTATCAATAACATATACAGGTATTTCAACAATTTTTTCTACAATTTTTGTTTTCCATTTAACAATTGTAATAGGTGGTTTATTCTTTTCAAATTCTAATGAATCTTTAACATCATCCAATTTCAAAGTAAGAGCTCTAATTTCTCCAACTGCGTCACCATACTTATCAACATAATTACGGACAGAATCTTGTGATGCTTTCCAATTGTTTTCAATGACTGTTGCTTCATATTTTGCATTAGATGTAGCTTCACATTGTCTAAATAATAAAATTCCTAATATTAACATTCCTGCTAACATTAACATTCTAGTATTTTTAGGATCAGTAATAAATCCAATTATATTTTTAATTATTTTCAATATATTGTAATAATTTATTAGGTGTAACTTCAGCTGCACCATATTTTTTAACAAGATCTTTTATGAAAACTTGTTCTTGTTGTTTTAATACATGAACTTCATCAAAAAGACGATCTCTTTTTTCAGCTAAACCTTCAATACTTTTTTGCATTAAATCTATATTGAATTCTATTTCTTTGTAAGAGTTTATAAACTCATTTAATTTTTCTATATCTTCTTTATTCATATTATAAATTTATTATGTTGGATCTATTTCGATTAGTTCGTCCGATAAAACTCTCCAGCCATTATATAGTTTTGGATTAGTTCCACTGTTTACTGTACCTTGATAATAATCTTTTGTCGGATTTCCTGTCCATATTAATTCTAAAAAGTGTTCTTGTATTTGCGCAGATGTAGGACCACCTAAATCATCAGCGACAACAGTACATATCGTAGTTAATCCAACTTCATATGTATATGCTTTAACGACCAATGTCCAAGTTGTGTTGGCAAAAGGTATTGCAATTACACGTAAATATAATTTTTGTCCAACATAAGTACCATCTGGTAAATTTACAGTATCAGCTCGCGTCGAAATTGAAGCAGGTATATATCCTAATCTACCTGCATATGTAGTATAAGACGATGTTATTGGTATTACTGGTGGGGTTACCCCTACTGATGTAAGTATAAATGGGTCACCCAATGCAGGTGTAGTTTCTTCATATGCTATAGGTTTATTAAATTCTGTGTGAGTAGGTTTTATTGTCGTTACTGCATTACCACTATGATCTTTAAATGTAGTTTCACCTCTAATTGCAATAGTACCTACTGTAGGATAATTACCATTCGTTAAAAGTATTTCTGCTCTATTCACAATATTAAATCCAGTTTTACCTATTTTTATATTATATGGACCACTCCCACTTGCATCAGCACTACTTAAAATGTTAATATCATTCTCACTACTTAATTGAATATTTCCGGAAATTGCAGACAATCGTATTCCGGTAATTTGATGTACATCAATTGTATTATTAACCGCTGTTAAATTTATACTATCGGTTCCTGTCAATATTATGTTTGCCCCTGTCAACTTATTGGTCGTCTTGGTGAGTATTAATGAATCACCAGCTTCTATTAAGTTTTTACCACTCTTATTTGTAGTAGAAGGAAATACAATATTGCCACCTAATTGAAATACTGCATTTGCTGATGTGTCTACTACATTAACTGAAAATTTACCTAGTACTGAACTATTTGCAGTATTAACAGTTATTTGAAAATCTGAATGTTCACCTACTAATCTTTGTGTTGTATCAGTTCCTGTGTGAAATTCTATATGTTTACCTGCGTCAAATTTTTGGCTTTTATATTTAGTATATACATCATACCCAATTAAATCTGCTTGAAATGCAGGACTAGTTGGAATTTTAGGAACATTTATAATAAATTTATCATCAGTGCCAATTCCGATACTTGATAAATTATTGATATTTAATTGTTCAAATTTATCAGCTGTAACTGCACCACCACCCATAAATTTAATAGATGATACTGAAGTATCCTTTTGGTGTATAAATAACGATACAATATTAGATGCAATACTTTCAGCCATAGTCTGAGGTATCTTATATGCTTGTGTAAATGTTATACTTGATGGTGGGGAAGTTGTGTTAACAACCCCACCTATAACCATTGATGTAACACCTTCGTTCGCAGCTGTTGCACCAGCATCATTAGGCATAACTGATGGGTAAATTGATTGTTCACCTGTTGCTAAAGGGTTACCGAAATATGACCACCCAGCACTACTTCCTTGCGAACCCGTTGTTCCTGTTAAATTAATTGTAGTTACAACCCAGACAGTTCCATTATAAGTCCATACATTACCATCAAAATCTAGATAATTATCTTCTATTTCTCCATCGACAAAAGTTAGTGTATTTGGATTTGTAGCAGATGTATTTGGATCTTCATACCATTTAGATCCTCTAAGTCCTCTAAATCCAATAGGCCCTCTAATTCCTGCGAGCCCCCTAGGACCACCAGGACCACCACCATTTAATAATAATTGATCAAAATTAAAATTAGTTTTATCTACTGCTTGTGAAATAGTATCAGATGCAAGTAATTCATGTATAGTAATTGGCATTTTATATTATTTTTTAATAAGAGTTATACTAAAACCAAAGGCTTCAGAAAAACCTGTCCTTTTGTTATATATTAGTTTTAAATCAAATGGATTAGTATTAAGACGATTTGATGAAAATGCTGTATTAGTAGATAAACCACTTGATGTTTTATTAGAATTAGTTAATTCTGCTGTTGTATAATCTAATGGAATATTTTGACGCGTATTTCTAACATAAAAATCAACATTAGTTACATTATACATTTTCAAAATATTTTGTTCAATATATGCTTCGATATCATCAGTAAGAGTTTTTACATTGCCATATCCAAATTCAGGATTAATATATTTTTCGAATGTAATGTAAATATAATTAAACAAATACTTAACTAATCGTTTTTTAACGAATAAGTAAAATTCTATATTTGATGAATTGTCTACATACATAAATTCACCATCAGATAAAGATGGATTTTGAATAGCATCTTTTAAATACTCAGCAGGAATAAACGTTTCCAATGTAATTTGTTGAGGTACTTTTAAATACTTAGAACCGAAAAATGATTTATTTTCTTTCATAGATCTTGTGCCAATTACAGATGCAATAGTAGACTTATCTATATTTTTTGTAAAGTATCCAGGCTCCCAATTAGAAGAAAATATATAAAAATCTTTGTAATTAATTCCTATTTCATTAATCAATGGATATTGACTTAAATATACATCGTCCTTAGATAATTCTAATACTGATGAAGCATCCTGTTCATTTACTTTATGATAAAATAAATCGTTAATTTGTCCAAATGCAGCATTACTACTATGAAACTGAGTATTAGCATATCTACATAATGCTAAAACAGATTCTTTATATAATTGATCTGGTATAGGTGTATTTCCTGTTGAACCCGTACCCCCAGTTGAACCCGTTGTGACTCCAGTATCATATCCAGTAAAGTCATATTCTAAATAAGGATCTCTAAAAAATATTATAGGATTAGATAAAGGCTCGTAATAGCCTGAATGTCTAGCAATAGGAGTAATTCTAGGAATTTTTTGTAATGATAATTCATATCCTATAACATCAACTAAATTAAATTTTGTTGGCTTTCCTGGGTCTGATAGTATGCCTAGATACATTGATTTAAGAATATCATCTTGCGCTCTTAATTCAATTGAAAACGTTTGTGAAAAGGTGTTATCATCATTAGTTAATCTATTTCCATTAATATCAATAGTTTCGTAAATTATATCAGGATTACCTTGATTAACATTTTTAAATATGTTCGAAAAACTAATTGATGATAAGTTACTAATATAATTTCTATAACCTCCACCTACTGTAATATATGTAGCATTAAGAAGAGCTATCCCTGATACATAAGAATTTGGTAATAACATATTAATACCATTCTTAGTAATAGAAGAAGCATATAGTTTATTATTATCAATTATTCTAGAAATTTCATCTATTATGTATACATCCGCATCAATAGTAAATGTAATAGGTACATATTTTCCATTAGCACCAATTGTAATATCATTAACAAATGATGTAGGAATACCGTTTATATCAGCAACACCTTGAATTAAATATGATTCTACTATGCTATCATAACCAGATGCATCTAATCTAATAGCACCTTGCATAAGTCCATCTTCATATTCATATAAACCATCTGATGTAAGAGTAGGTTCACAATCATTATTTTTTACATATTTGTTTTTATAAGAATATAAAGTCGTTCTATCAATAATTGCATTTCCACTATTAATACATTCGTCAGAAAGAGTTATAAAAATCATCATTACAATAGTTTTCCATTTATCATTTTTTATAAATTTAATTTGAGTTTCTGGTTTATTAGTTTGATTAGGTATCAATATTACAGAAAAACGATAATCATTAAATGATGCATCTTTAATGTATGATAATTTTTTAGCATTATAATTAGCTTTTTCTGTTCCTGATTTTTTAGATTTTGCAATTATTCTAATCCCTCTTAAAAATGTTTCTGCAAAATTTTCAGAATCTCCTCCATTAAATCTACCATATCTTAATTGTCTATCAATTAATGTAATCCCATCGGTTGTAAATTTATCAGCAATAAAATATTCATTAAAATAATTATTATCAATTCGTTGGAATGTTCCAGGTGCATATTCAATAAATTCTAAGATATTTTCTTCAGTAGAATCAACAGGTGTATTATCAATATAACTCCATGAATTTTCTATTGCATCCTGTGTAAAGTACAAAGGGAACTCTGATAAGTAATACCATTCATGAGAAAAACTTGCTGGGTATTGTCCATCAGCATATTTACTTGGTGCAAAATTATTAATTCCAAACGCTTCATTTAAATTAAGACGATAAGGAACATTTCTAACATTCATTCCATCTTTGTGCCATACCCACTTATTAATGTAAGGTACAGATCTAGATGCTATCGCTAAGCTTTTTATATAATTTTCTTCTAATCTTTGATATTCCGATGTTATTGTTGTATCATAATTAACATCAGGATCAGATTCTTTAAGTAAGCCAATTAGATTTGAAAATCCTTCATTCTCATAAAATGTTCTAATATCTGGATTTAAACTCATTCCTATATAATCAGGTGGATTAGATCCTACTGTACTATAGTTATAATTAGAATATTCATATTCTAATTCTCCTAATTGACTATAAAGTTCACTATAGAAATTAAAATCAAAATCTCTTATTGGAAAGAATGAAAATCTACCGAATGTTGATTTAAATTCAGAATATAATGCAACTTGATTAGTTCGTGTAACTGTAACTTGATTATTATTTAATGTTATTATTACATACTTATCAATATCAGTATAACCTAAAATATTTTCGGCATCATCGGTAATAGGTTCATCCAAATATGGAACCCAATCTTCAATTAATGTAAAACCATCTTTGGTTTGTACATAACTACCTTTTATAAATCTGAATTGATCATTTATTTCTACTTTAAGTAATGAATTATTTTTATCATTACCGCCAATAAAATTCGATTTGCTATTTGATTCAGAAGTAGATGGATATGTAGTAATAGATTCGTCTAACCCTGGGTAATCATCATAATTAATTACAAAGTTTAAATTATTAAATCGTTTTCCATAAAGTCTTGATTCTAAATATACAGTTGAATCGTTATATGATGCATTAAAAAATCTATCACCTTGTGGTATTCCAGCATTTATTGCTTTAGACATTGCTTTAGCAATTTCACCAGGAGTTCCTGTAGGATTAAAGAAATATAAATAATTTGATCCAGGTCCTGTCGTAAGTGTAGTTTCAGCATTTATTTCTCCTACGTATATAAGCCCATCATAAAATTTGATTTTTACTCCGTATGGAATTTCATCTAAGATATTAAAATAGCATGTTGCATTACCATATCTACTTAAAACATTTGCATTTGCAAAAGTATCAAGTTCTCCAAATCCTGATAAAGAAGACATATCAATTTTTTTATCAAATAATCTTATTTGATTATCATCCCATTGAGATCCTTTTTTAATGGTATGGAATTCGCTATTTTTATCTTTGACATAAAAAATCGATTCGACTTCATTTACTCTTGCTGGTGTAGGTACTCCGGTTGTTGTAGTAACTTCATCTAGAAATAACAATACGCCTTTGTTATTTGAAATTTCAAAAGAATCATTTAAATCTTTAGATATTTGTGTAATACTTGTTATCTTAGGTAGTTGAGATTTTTCAGTATTTTTATAAAACTCTTCTCCATCTAAACGAAATTCTCCTTCATTAATTTCATTTACATATAATCCAAAATAACGATTCAATGAATAATCTTCAGCATAATTATCACTAAATAAAAATTCCATGTTAATAAGATTAGCTAATAAAATGCCGTTTCGACGAAATCCATCTGTGAAGAAATATTCATTTTGTATAATAGTAGCATCCTGTACAATTAAATCATCATAAGAAAAACTACAACCTGAAGTAAATCCACCACTATTATAAGATATTCCATTCCAATAAATAGGTGTATCCTTTCTCCATGAAACTGTAAGCGGTGATCGAGGAAATGATTCCTGTGAACGATATCTTCTTAAATATCCACCTAGAGTTGAACGCTCTCTTAAATCAAATGTTTTAATTGCTGTACATTTTTCTAAAACATTCTTTGTAAATTCTGCTGATGTTTGTGCATCAGATTCACCCTGATTTTCAATTACTGTATTTATGTTATTAACTGCAGCAGGATCATCCAATCTAAATATAACAAAATAATTTGGAATTTGTTCGTTTAACCAAATAGGTGATAGAATTGCCATATCTTCGGTATACGACTCTGATGTAACTGCTCTTGTCCCAGCAGAATAAAACATCTCATATTGATTATCATATTTAGATGCTACTGATACATCATCAGTTTCTTGGAATACTTCATATGCTAAATCTATCGGGAAATTTCCTTCTTGGAAGAATTTAAAAACGTACTTCATCATATGTTGATTCACCGTCAAGTTTAAATGCTTTAAACGTTGAAGACGATAATCTTTCATTAGCATTAAATGATTCTAAATAAAGATCATCACCATTACTAAGTAGCTTTACGTTACCAGTAAGACTAGGATTAGTTCTTATTATGCTATATGAAGCTTTATCAAATAAATTTTCGGCCATTTATTAATACTTTTTTTATTTATTCTTTGATTACAAATGAATAAATTATTATGACCAAATTATAAAGTTGGCAGGTGTTTTAATTATTGCCTGATCTTGAAATTCCATAATTGTCAATATTACCGCTTTTGACTGCACTGTTTACTTTTGTTGAACCAACACTTGGATTAAGTTTAGATATTACCTTTTCAAGATCGCTTAAACCTTTATTAACACTTGCTGATGGAAATACATCAACATTAAGATTATCAGATTTATATTTTGCAAATATTTCTATATCATATTGATAAACATCTTCACCATTAGGGAAAATATCAAATCCGATTTTCTTAGAATATGTAATATTAGTTATAGCACCATTAACATCACCACCGATATTTCCTAATCCTCCATCTGAGCCAGAACCTGCTCCATAATAGTCAGTCATTCTATATTGAAATACAATAGGAATATTTATAGCATTTTGATTACCAAATTCAATTATTTTATTAGATTGAACAGCATCACCACTAACTTGTATACTTTCGTGACTATCAGGTGAAATAAATAAATATGAACCACATGCCTGCTTTCCTAATGAATATTGATCAAAGGTTTCAAATGTATTTTTAGAATTTCTACTATAATTAACAAATCCGGTTACAGTGTCATTACTTAATACATTAATAGCCGTTAATGAAGGACTTGCTTGAAATACTTGTCCAGTTGAAAACGGGCTAATACTAGAGTTATCAGTAACAAAATCAGTTAACAACGACGGATTTTCATTTATATAAATTCCTTGTTGTTTACCTTTTGCTACGTCTGAAGTTAATGGAATAAATTTAGATTGTCTAAATAATACTTTAGCGTATGGTGTAGCATCTGCTATATATGTAAGTCCACTTAATGATGTAATATCACCGGTCATGGTTTCATATGCAGTTTTAAATGCTGCAAAACTTATTACCCATGGGTGATTAATATGAACATCTACTGCAGCATCAGAATCAGGCAATTCATATGATGACGCTGATGTAGGAGTTCCATCTGTTAAGAATCCTCCACCCCAAATAAATTCATTACTATTAAAAGTTGCAACAGGACTTGTTCTTGTATAATAATTTTCTAATGCATCAAGATTAAATGTATATTCAGAATCAGGATTAATATAATTATAAAAAACATCTTCTGATGATACATCCTTAAATCTAGAAAATATGAATTGATTTTTATTCTGTGTTGATTGGAACGGTGATAATGAAATAGTTTGACCAAATTTATCATCAACATCAACAGTAGGATTAGTTAGTACTAATGGAGTTAAATCATATTTTCTTATTGTATTATAATCACTATCATTAGTTTCATATGTAGAACGTTCATCGCTTTGATTGTCTGCATTATTATCTAACCAATCATATATAGCTGGTAAAATAACCTCACCTTGTGATATTGTTGAAGGCGTTAGTAATGTAGATGGTGATTCTGATTGTTTAATCATTCTTGCTCTATTACCCGCGACTCTTGTGATAAGTCTTAGTGCAGTTTGTTCATTATTTGCAAGATTAATAAAGAAAGTTTTAGATATTATTGCCCCTCTCGGATCATCAAGATTAATAACTTCCTGTGAATAGAATCCAGCGAATATTTTTGTAACACTATCTCTATTAAGTTTAATTGTATTACCCTTATCATCAATAAGAGTAACAAGAAGTTCACCTTTAGCATTACTCAGAATTTCTGAGAATTGATCTAATGTTGCTTGCATAGCTGATAACTTTGCAAATAAATCAATTGGTGTTTGATTATCTGATAAAAATCCAGAAAACACAGAAGTAGCTGAATGAGAAAAATAGTTTTCATTGGCTGTAAATGAACCTGCTATATGTTGGTCAATACCTTGTGAAATTAAATCTTGTTGAAACGATACTTTCGCAAGATCTTGTTTATTTTGTTCAAGAATATTAACAACAATATTATCAGAACTTAAATCTGATGGGAATGGAACTCTTATGATATCTGACCAATCACTTTCTATTGGGTTTGATGGCCATCCTGCTTCAGAAATTGATTTAACTTGTATTTCTACTTGTTCACCTTTTCTAATAGAAATATCAATTTGGTTTATATTAACAGAATCAGCATTGTCATCATCTATTTCTGCCCATTCATATGATCCTGTTATTGTATTCTTAACTCTAGGTCTAACAACACTATCGATAATTGTATAATTTGAAAATGCACCTTGAGAGGTACCATTTCCAGCTTCATACTTAAATTGATTAACAGGATTAGCTGCACCTTCTTGTGAAAGATAACGATATCTTGTTTTAAATTTAATAATAGACTGTGTTCCTGTTGAAATTGAAGATTTTTCTTCAGGCATTTCGAAGAATCCTCTAACTCTATATTTAGGTGAAGCACTTGCAATTGCAGTATCTTGACCTTTTGCTGAAATTTCTTTAACTACCGATGAATATAATTCTGCCTCCCCACTTCTATCCGTAATTAATGAATTTAAAGCATTTTTATCTGTATCACGTTCAACTTCAGTTGAATAGTTTGTGGTATGTATCTTATTTTTAGATTTAAGTATTGCAGAATCAAGTTCTTTAAGTTTTGAATCAACTTCAGTTTTTTGGTTATTAAGATCTTTTAATTCCAACACTACACTTGACTTACTAACTTGCTCATTTATTAATACTGCTTTGAAATTATTAGAATTTAAAACTGGTGCATTAGGAGTTAACCCTTCACGAGAAGTTGGAATTTTATCTTGCGCAAATGAAAGTAAAAATTTACCAAAGTCAATTGCACTATCTTGGTAATAATTTTCTAAAGTTTTTTCAATACCATTTGTATCATATGTAATTAACGCATTTGTATAAAACGCACTACCAGGTGACCAGTTTACGGATGGCATTTTTGAATCAGGATCGATTGGTTTAATAAATACAACACATCTTTCATTAAATCCAACAGTAACATCAATTTTTGTTAAGTTATTTAAACTTGAACTTATTTTTAAAACATCTGCACCTATTTGTATACTTTCATTGCCTTCAACTAATTCTAAGATAATTGAATTTGTAGATGAATCCACGCTCTTAACTAAATACCTTGTTGTAATAGGATTTGACAGTACTTCTAATGAATCTCCAACTTTAACTTGAATTGTTTCATTAAATCCAACATCAGAATCCGTGTAATATAACTTATTTAACTTATATAATTTTTTTTCTGTTGTTACGCTAATTCCATTAATTTCCTCTGTTGTTTCTACTTCAGAAATTCTTAGTACACTAAAATTTCCTGAATATCTTTTTTCTCTTGGTGGTAAGTCAGTAACACTTTCATCAAGAACATATGAAATATTCTTTTTAACTATTTGTTGAATAAATGCAGTATAATCAATATCAGATTTTCCATTAAAAGTATTTTCAAAATAATTAATTTTAGTTTGATTGTTCAGATCTAAAATAAATCTTTTAACAATAGATCGTTCAGTGTCAATAGGAATTTGCCCACTTACATCAAAAGATACGTATAATAAAGGATTAATCAATTCTTCAAAAAACCAATTAGGTTTAATATTAAATTGATTTATAGAGTTCATATTTGTAAGATCAGCTGCTTCTGTTGGCAATTTTGATAAAACAAGTTTTCTGAAAGTTCCATCAGATAATCTAACTGAACTACCTGCCCCAGTAATATTAGTAAGTACTTCAAAATTCTTATCTAAACGATTGATGTTATTTTTAAGATATCCAAAACTAGGTATCGTAACTCTGGTTGTTGTACCATCCTCTTTCTGTACATTAATCGTAACAGAATCTCTACTTGATGTAATTGCTTCGTTAATCTTTTCAAATCCTTCCATTGAATTATTGAATAATCTCAATAGTTCAGGAAGTGTTGTAGATATAGAATTATTTGTAGACATTTATTTTTATAGTTTTTTATTTGATAATATCATATGTAAATCTTAAAACACCTTCTTCTAAACAAATTAATTCAATTATAGGTTTAGTTGATATATCAGCGTTTGTAATTATTCCAACTTCGACCTTATAAATTCCAGTGTTACGTCTATTTTGAGCATCTGTAAATACTCTAATATTTCTTGAACCTATACTTAAAGTATTATTAAATGTTAATCTGATTGTTTGTCCGGTTTTCCATTGAGTGTCAGTATCATCAATATAAATTAATAAATCTCCACCCGCTGTATTTACTGTGTCAATTCTTAACATATTTGTATAAGGCAATAATTCAGCATAAACTTTAGGTTGAGCTATATTTAAGTTAATTGGATCAGTTGATGTAATATCAACATTAGATTCATCCCTGGAAACCATTAATGCATATTCTTGAGCTTTTAATTCAATTTGAATTTGATTAGGCGTATTTTTATCTACAATAATACCAGGTCCTTGTCTAACAACATCAGTATTATATTGTAAGTTTGTAGAAATTTCTCCATTTGCAAGTTTTTGGAGATCGTCTGAATTCTTAGCAATTAAATCAAGCAGTGAGCTATTAGTTGCAAATGCAAGTGCTGCATTATTTATTTGTGTCTGTAAACTATTAATTTGTTTTTGTAACACAGAAACTTCACCAACACTTGCTAATAAGTTTTCTACATCATATAATCTATTAGTTAAATTAACAATTTCAACTTGTTGTGATTGAAATATTTTAGCAGATTCTTGTAATTTAACCATAGCATCTGAAAATAATCCCATTGAAAATGTATTATAATCATTTATAATTGTATCAACACCATTTGATCCTGGTGATGCATCAAATCTTAAATTAATCTTAAAACCATAACTATTACCATTTTGACCAGTAACTTTGTTAGGCTTATATTTTGGATATCTTTGGATATATCCACCGTCTGTTGTTGGTGTAATATTATCAAGAAGAAGTATTCCATATAAATTTGTTACGGTGTTAGTAGAATCGCTTAAGTCAACCATATCATAATAAACTAATACTGCATTGAATTCAAATGTAGATGATAATATACTCCCATTAAATTGCTGTATCGTTGAAATACTTGGATCCGTAATAATTTGTTCATAATCATTAGTATCAAAATCAATAGAGATTCCATCTAATTTATTTCTACGATATGCAACTCCTGAAAATCCAGCAGGACTTCCATAATCAGCTGTGTACTTTCTGATATCAACATTATCTGCAATTTGAAATGTAGTAGGTTCAGTAAAATATGAATTTAATATTGTTGGTGGTGTCGTGCCATTCATCCAATTTGCATTAGGGTCAGTATATCCAGCAGGACCTGCCCCAGCTAAAGCTTGATCATAATCATAAGCTGCAAGTATATCTAAACCTTGTGGATGATCTGTTGATGTTCCTCTACCTAATATAAATTCATCAGAACCTTGTATACTTAATGATGGTTGATAATTATTATCATCTATAGCATCAAATAGTATAGTAGGCGTACCACCTACTTCAGTTGGTACGTTAATATATAATTCCGTATAAGCTTCCCCGGCCTTATCTACATTATTAATAATGTCAATATCACCAATATACTTAACTACTCGATTGTACTGTAGGATACCACTAGATCTTTGATCTTCTTCAACAAATAGAGGTTTTGTTATTCCAGGATTTTTCTCAAGATTAGTTGCTTCTCTAAAACGAATAGCTCCAGTTTCTTTGAGCCATTTAAAAAATACTCTTTCAGAAACAGATCTATTTAAGTCATTATCATATCCACTATCACTTAGTATAAGCTCTTCTAAATTAAGTGCATAATTTTGAAAACTTTCAGTAAAATTAATATTAGGATCACTTTTAAGTCCGCCATTGAGTATAGATCCATCGATTGTATCAAACTGCATATAATTTTCGTAATTACTATATGTCGTAGGATCTAATCGATCAAAGTCAGGAATATTAACCAATAGGAACTTTGAAAAGACTAATTTAAGACTTTCATTATTTAAAGTTTTAGATATGTCTCTAGCTGATGAAGAAAACGTATAAAAGGTTGTTCCATCTGCTTGAGGCGTTTTTATTAGTGGTGTTGATGGCATTAGTTGTTTATTTTTTGTTTACAATTATTGTCATGATATCTACTAAAGCAAGAAACCGCTATATGTCTATTACAATACACACATTTTTTCTTTTTATGCTTCATTCCATAAGATGGCGCCAATTTACCAACTCTTTTCTTCCTAGCTATTGACATTTTCTTTTTACATTCTTCTGATACAATTTTACCCATATTAGCTTCTGATATTTTAAGCTTATGGGATTCAGAAAGTTTCTTACCTAAATTTGCATCTCTTAATTTCTTTCTTGTTTCTATTGAACATTGTCTACCTATTCCACCTCTACTTATTGCTACTTTATGTTCTTCCGATAATTTTGTACCAGTTGGATTATATCTAAAACCGTTTAATGTTTGTTTAGATCTATTATAAAACATTGGATTTTTATCTACATTATATTCACTATGTAATTTCGATTCATATATATCAGCATTCTTACGCGATGAAAATGTTTTTAATATATCATACTTATAATGATTTGGATTTTCTTTTTGATTATTTATAAATTCTTTATCTAATGAACTAGAGAAATATATTTTACCAAGATCCTCTTTAGGTTTTAATATAGATTCTCTTGATCCAATATACATTTTACCATTTTTGATATTGGTTATTTTATAAGTATAATATTTTTTTTTCATCTTTAAGTTTTTATTATGAAATTGTATAACCTGCGCCGCCGATGATGTACCAATAACCATTTCCTGTACTATCACTAACAAATATGAAATGTACACTATCACCTTGTGCATTAAGAGTCACAGTAGGTGTTGCACCTGCACCAGGTAAAACTAATGCAGTAGAACCTCCAACAATATCAACGGCGCCTGTTGATGCTTCTGAATAAACAAAAATAATTTCTTGTCCTATTAAACCATCATAAAGTTGAAGACTTAATGTAGATGTACCTACATTTCCAACATTCTCAAATGTGAATGGTGGCACAGCTGTACTAGTACCAACATTTATAGTCATACCTGAACCCGCATAAACATCATCAAGCAATTGAGGATCAACACTGTTTCTAATTAACTTAGAATTACTAAGAGTTAAATTTCCGGTTAAATTTACATTAGTTAAGATATCAAATGTTGATGCATTAATATCCAAGAGTATTGTTGTTAAACCAACTCTTAACGATTCAGTTTTTACATCGTTTAAATTTGTAATGGTCCCAGCTGATGGATTAAAATAATTTCCCATCTCATTTATTTCACTCTTCAATACGTTAAAGTTATCATTGATAACTAATCTAGATCCTGATAATGAATCGGTCCCTAAAATTTCTGTTACTGATATTGGCATATTATTGTTTTTATTTTATTATAAGAATATTTCTTCCTTTTTTGTATTTATTCCCGTTCCCATCACTAAGCTCTAAAAATATTTCGTACTCACCTGGATTTTTGAATAAATATGTTAAATACTTGGTATCAAAATATATATCTGCTACATCTGAGTCACTTGTATTTCTGATAGTCCACTTTGCTTTTTGCTTACCTACAATCATACATTTATCATACACAAACATAATCCATGTCATTCTAGGTAATTCTTTGCCATCATTTACAAATTTTGCAGTATTCCATGTAGGATTACTTGTAGTATGTAGCCCTTTTCTATAGATTAAACTATCGCAACCTGTAGCTCCCGTGAGAGAAACTCCCGTTGCCCCTGTTATAATTGATGATGCACATACTCTGTCTCCATTAACATCTACAATATCAATAAAAGTCCAATCTCCAAATAAACCAAAGTATCTAGCAACTGCTTGTATAAACTTTTGATTATTTGTTGCATCATAAACAACATTATAAACATACTTATTAATAACAGGATCTGGACTTAAGTTAAGTTTAACCGCTGCTTCGGCTAATGTTGTGATATTAGTGTCAAAGAAAAACTCTCCAGTTTCTCCGTTTAAATCCGTAATTTTTAAATAAGTATTATTAATGATTTCTTTAAACTGAAAAAATGCTGGTGTATCACCAGTAGTAGATGTCATATCCCACCATAAATGATAAGTATCATTCCAATCACCTTCAGTTAAATTATTCCAAAAATAAGGTCCACTAAAACTAACAGTGCCATCATCTTGGAAATTAAGTAGTTGAAAATCGGGTGAAGTACCTAATCCAAAATTATTAAGAATACTATTTACTCTATCAAGAGATTCATATAATGATGGAGATTCCTCGTCCCAGGTAACACTAGGCGCAATTGGTAAATTCCAATATGAACCATAATCTTCCCATTTAAAATCGCCATCATTTTCCCAAGTATATTGATATTTTCTAGCTTGATACCATCCGGAATATTCAACCTCTCTTTGTTCAACACAAATAGCTTCCTCTTTAAACGTTGATGAAACATTATTATACATATCGTATAATTTCATTTCAACGTCATACTTACCAATAAATGGTAAACTTACAGGTAACCTTTCATACTCAGCCAAGTTTCCTCTAGCGTTGTAATAAAATGCAGCTGAAGTATCAGTAGCATCTTTAGTAACTGTCCATTCTATTTCTATATAATTTCCTCTTATAATATTATTCCAAATAAATAGTATCTCCCCAGGTAATTGTCTTAGCGCAAAATATGAACCTGGTAATGTAAGATGAGTTACAGATAATTGTAATGCGTATACATCTTGTCCATATAATCTAATAACATCGCCGTAATTTTCAGTTTCTTTACTTAGATCCCAAAATGTCCAAGGGCTAACGAAATTATTTTTTAATGTTAATAACAAACTATACAATTCGTTTCTAACATCTTCATCAGTATCTCCAGTCTGCACTGCATACTGTACTGTTGTTTCAGTTATAGGTTCATATATTTTAAATATATCACCGGAGTTAGCACCCTGTGGATTTAGATCAACACTATAGAAATTATTTGCATTAGATAATTGATCCCATATAGAATCTATATTATTCCATGTTAACTCACCAAAACTTGTATTTTCTAATACTGCTAATCCTGCAGCTATAGCATTAGGACTATCGGGTAAATACATTGATGACCATCCAGGTATATAATTAAATCTAGAATATTTTAAGTTAGGTGCATATCTACTAAAGTAAGCTAAAAATTTATTACTTATTGAAGAAATACTTATATTATTTCCAGCTAAAAAAGAATTATCAAATCCTCCATATAAATCCGGACCAATTGGTGATGCTGGTAATGCTTGCCCTAGCGTTATTGGCCCTAGTAAAACATTTGCTCCACCGACTCCAAAACCCGCAGGTGCAATCCACGCATTACAATAATCAATAATTGCTTGGTTAACAATAGCATCTTCATCTAGACAAAACATTTCTAATGATCTTAAATCTTCTAGATAAATTTTACAACCATCTGGTGTTACTTCAAAGTCAGCGTCAATTCCAACATCAAGAGTATTTCTATTATTTCTACTTACTGTATTTGTAACTCCTAGTAAGCCGAAAAAGTCTGCTTCTCCAATTATATCTTTTATGTGAGCATTTAATGGAAGAAAATCTTTTTCAAGTTTTAATTTAAGACCGTATAATTTTATAAGAGCTTCTTCTATTGTATAATCAAAAGATTCTTCTGTTGTTGGTAAATCATCACTATTAAAACTATTAGGTACAATATTATTAATCTTATAAATTAAACTAAATAAATTAGTTTTTCTAAAATTCTTATTAGGTAATGTTATTTGTAAATTATTAAATTCTACAATAGGATCAAATAAACCTACAGCATTACTATGAATATATTTGCCATATCTTGGTGATGATTTATTTACATTTTTCCAGAATTCTTTAAGTTGTAAATTGTTATAACCAAAAAATTTAATAGCATTAATAAGACCTTTATATGATCCTATGTATGGATAAATATTATGACCTTCTAATAATATTTCCT